TTTTGAAGCAACTCACGCGAATGCAGCTGGTGCTTTACCAGATACTTCAGGAGTAGCTAAATTTGATCCAGTATTGATCTCATTAGTACGTCGTGCAATTCCACAAATGATCGCTTATGACGTTTGCGGAGTACAGCCGATGACACAACCAACTGGCTTAATATTCGCTATGAAAAGCAGATATACAGCACAGAATGGAACAGAAGCTTTATTTAACGAAGCTGATTCAGACTTCGGTGGTACAGGTACACATGCTGGTTCAAATCCAGTAAGTGGTGCTTATACAACTGGTTCTGGATTATCAACAACTGATGCTGAAGGATTAGGCGATTCAGGAACGTTCAATCAAATGGCGTTTTCAATCGAGAAAACTTCAGTGACTGCGAAAACTCGTGCTTTAAAAGCTGAGTACACAGTTGAATTAGCACAAGATCTAAAATCAGTTCATGGTTTAGATGCTGAAAGTGAATTGTCAAATATCCTATCTACTGAAATCCTAGCGGAAATCAATAGAGAAGTTATTCGTACAATTTATGGAGTAGCTAAAACAGGAGCACAAGTAGGTACAGCAGCAGCTGGTACTTTTGATCTTGATGTAGATTCAAATGGAAGATGGTCAGTTGAGAAGTTCAAAGGGTTATTATTCCAAGTAGAGAGAGAAGCAAATGCGATCGCTCAACAAACTCGTAGAGGAAAAGGTAATTTCATTATTGCTTCTTCTGATGTAGCGAGTGCGTTAGCAATGTCAGGTGCTTTGGACTATGCTCCAGCTCTTTCAACTAATCTAAATGTAGACGAAGCTTCTACAACTTTTGCTGGTGTCCTTAATGGTCGCTACAAAGTGTTTGTAGATCCATATTCTGCTAACTCAGCTTCAACTCAGCTGTTATTAGTAGGATATAAAGGTAGTTCAGCATTTGATGCTGGAATATTCTATTGCCCATACGTACCATTACAATTAGTACGTGCAGTAGATCCTTCTACATTCCAACCTAAGATCGCGTTCAAAACAAGATACGGAATGGTGTCAAACCCATTTGTACAACTTGATGGTAATAACACGAACTTACAAGCAGCTTCTAACTACTACTACAGAAAAGTTGCAATTACAAATTTAATGTAATTTGTAAGGTTGATTATATAATTTTAAAGGGGGGAGATGTAAAAGTCTTCCCCCTTTTTCATTTATACTAAATAATTATAATATGACTCTTAAAACTTCAAATAAACCATCTAATATTAATCCACTTAATCCTAACGGATTTTCTTTTTCATTTGCACGTATTCCAAATGTAAATTATTTCGTTCAGTCGATTAATATACCTGATCTTACATTAGGTGAGATTGCTCAAGGAACACCACTTTCAGATGCTTACATTCCAGGAGAAAAAATTACTTATGGTGTTTGTAATTTAGAATTTATCGTAGATGAAGATATGGAAAATTATCTTGCACTTTATCGTTGGATGGTTGCCCTTGGCAAACCAAGAAATTATGAACAATATTTAAATTTTCCAACCACTGATACTGAAGCTTATAAAGCAAATTTAAAAGAATTAGCAAAAAATTTTTCAGATGGTACACTTTTAATACTAAATAATAATAACGCAATTAGTAAAATAATTACGTTTAGAGATATGTTTCCAACAGGGTTGTCGTCGATGATATTCGACTCTAAAAGTACCGATGTGACTTACATTACAAATACTGTGACTCTAAGATATAGTTATTTTACAATACAGAGTCCTTCTTCTTCGACAGTCTACTAAAATAAATTAGAAAGAGACTGTTAAATGCAAAAAAATATATTCATATTATTTTTATCATTTTTGCTTACTATTGGAGCAGGGCGAAGCTTTGCACAAGGATTGCCACAAAGTGATAAGTATCCAGATTCATCTTGGATTGAAGAAATACCAGTAATTTGTAATGACTCAACAACACTTCATGCTTTTTTAGAATCTAAGGGTTGGATTATGTCAAAAACATACACTGGAAGAACTGGTGCCGAAAGCAATGGAAATCCAGTCTTTATTATAGCACACTATAAGAATGCAAAATCACCAAAAGCAATTATAGAAACAATCACTGTTCCATCAGGTGAATCTTGCATAATGTATCAAGGATTTGACGAAAAAAATACTTCAAATAAAGCTTAAAACCCTTTACTTACAAGCTTTTTTATAGTATAATATGAATTATGACACTTGAAGAAATACAAGAACAATGGAAACAAGACTGTATTATAGACGATAATCATTTAGATCGAGAATCTGTTCGTACACCAGTCTTACATTCAAAATATTTAAACTTACTCATTTCATATAAACATCGTATTACATCAGCACAATCTGAATATAATAGTATGCGTGTAAAAAAATTTAGATATTATCGTGGTGAAATGAGTAAGGGTGAATTAGAACTTGCTGGTTGGGAACAATGGCAAGGTATAAAACCATTAAGAAATGAAATGGATGAATTTCTAAATGGTGATGCTGATTTAATTAAAGCCAAACTTAAAATTGAATATTTAACGAGCATACAGGAACTTCTTGAATCTATATTACAACAGATCAAGTCACGAGATTGGATAATAAGAAATTCATTAGAGTGGAAAAAGTTCGTTAGTGGTGCTTAATGTCCGAAGATAATAAATCCCAAATTACAATCGAAAACTATACTGAAACGCACGTTCGTGTATTCTCAGATGATTTAGGTATAGAAAAAGAATTATCAGACTATTTTACGTTTTATGTTCCAGGAGCCCATTTTACACCACAATACAGAGCACGTATATGGGATGGTAAAACACGTCTTTATGATTTACTTCGTAAGACAGTTTATACTGGTTTAATTCCTTATGTACGCAAATTTGCCTTTGAACGTGGTTATACCATATCTGAATTAGGGTTTCCAAAGTATATTGAACCTATAACAGAAGAAGAGGTTAAAACCTTTATAAATTCATTAAATATAACCTCTAAAAACGACTCAGACCTATCAGTAAGAGACTATCAATATAATGCGGTTTATTCCGCTTTAAAGCGACGAAGAGCCCTATTGTTGAGTCCAACTGCCAGTGGGAAGAGTCTAATAATGTATTCTATATTACGTTGGTATTCAACATTAAAAAACAATAAGAAATGCTTAATTATAGTTCCAACAACTAATCTAGTTGAACAGTTATATAAAGACTTTGATGATTATTCAACTAAAAATGGTTGGAAAGTAGATACTCATATTCAAAAGCTTTATGCAGGGTTTTCAAAAGAACTTACAAAAAATATATTAATCACTACTTGGCAAAGTATTTACAAATTACCAAAATCATTCTTCGATCAATTTGACGTAGTTTTCGGAGACGAAGTCCATAAATTTAAGGCAAGAAGTCTTATTACAATAATGGAAAAATGTAATAAGATAAAATTTCGTATTGGTACAACTGGAACAATCGATAACAGTAAAATAAATAAATTAGTACTCGAAGGACTTTTTGGAATCGTAGAAAAAGTCACAACTACATCTGATTTGATTGACCAGAAAAAATTAGCAGACTTAAAAATTATTTGTTTACTCCTTTCATATGATGATATATCACGCGAAGGAAGAAAAAATAACGTTTATTCAGACGAAATAGATTGGCTAGTTTCTTGTGATAAAAGAAATAACTATATTACCAATCTTGCTCTTAACTGTAAAGGTAATACTTTAATACTTTACCAATACGTAAAGAAACACGGAATCCCTTTATATGAAAAACTAAATAGATTAGAGAAGAAATATAATAAAAAAATATATTTAATCTCTGGTGATACAATCGTTTCTGATAGAGAACAAGTAAGAGATATTGCAGCAGATACAAACAATTGTATTATAGTCGCAAGTTATGGAACTTTCAGTACAGGTGTGAATATACCAAGTATTGAAAACATTATATTAGCAAGTCCGATTAAGAGTAAAATACTTAATTTACAAAGTATTGGAAGAGGACTACGATTAAATAAGAATAAAACTACTTGTAATTTGTTTGATATTGCTGATGACTTATCTTATAAGAAATGGAAAAATCATACTTATAGACATTTGTTGTCAAGAATGCAAACTTATGATGAGGAAAAATTTAACTATTCATTAGTAGAGGTAAAATTAGATGCATCAAAAATCATCGACACCGAGAATAATAAAATCGAATGAAGATTTTGTTATTGTAAGATTATCTACAGGTGAATCAATATTAGCGATTCGTTTAAAAGAAGACGAAAAAGAAATTACTATTGAATATCCATTTGCTCTTAAAAATTATCCAAGAATTACAAAACAAGGTGGAATTATAGAACAAGTGACTGCAGGACCATATTGTAGTTTCGCCGAAAATAGAGTTTTTACATTTCCGAAAAAAGACGTTTTTTTCATAAAGAAACTTCATTCGTTCGCAATACCATTCTTTATGTCATTGTATAATCAACATGAAAGATTAGTTGCAATGGGATCTTATGAAGATTTAATGGATAGATTTATGGATAAACAAGAAATGGCTGATTTGAGACATGACGAACAATTTCCAGATCCAGAACCAGAAGAATATACAAGTAATTACGATACAGAAACAGAAGAACTAACTACTGAAGAGATTGATGGTATAAGAGAAATTTACAATCAGATTAAGAATAAAGATAAGAAAGTAATCCATTAATATTAATATTTCAAACCCCAACAGGTGTTATTATAATGTGGAAAAAATTGAAAGTAAAGGCATATTGAAACACTTTACTTACAATATATTTTAGAGTATAATTGCAGTCTATTTACTCTTTAATATTTAAATCCTTTACAATGAATAAAAAAACTAAAGAAACAAAAATACATTACGTCAATAATGCTGAATTTCTTAAAGCATTAATTCAATGGAAAAAAGATTGTGTTGACGCAGAAGATAGTGGAGAAGAACATCCACCAAGAATTCCTAATTATATAGGTGAATGTATTTTAAAAATAGCAACACGTCTTTCTACACGTCCAAATTTTAACAATTATACATATCGTGACGATATGATATTAGATGGTATTGAAAATTGCATTCAATATCTTCATAACTTTGATCCTACCAAATCTAAAAATCCCTTTGCTTATTTTACTCAAATCATATACTATGCATTTTTAAGACGTATTATGAAAGAAAGAAAACAAGCTTATATTAAAACTAAAATTCTTACTTCTCTACCACCTACTTTTTTTCAAGAACTTGGTATGAGTGATGATGAAATTTCAGAGTCAGAAAGAAACTTTGATAAATTCGTCAATAAGATGAGTCAAGCAATAGAAAGCCAAAATAACTTTGATGAATGGCTAGTTAAAAAGTCTGTTGCTAGAAAAATAAAAAATAATATTGAAACGATTGATTTAGATGATGACAAAGATAGCGATTATAACTGATACACATTTTGGTGTACGTAATGACATTAGTCACTTTTTAGAATCTCAAAATAAGTTTTTTGATACAACGTTTTTTCCTAAAATAGACGAACTAAAGATAGACACATTACTACACTTAGGTGACATATTTGATAGACGCAAATATATCAATTATTACACATTAAAACAGAGTAAAACATTTTTCTTCGATAAATTAAGAGAAAGAAACATTACTATGTATGTTGTAATTGGTAATCACGACACATACTTCCGAAACACTAATGAGATTAATAGCATATCTCTACTCTTAACTGAATATCCAAATATAAAAATTCTATACGAACCACAAACAATCCAAATAAAAGAAACACTATTTTGTAATATTCCATGGATATGTGAAGACAACAAAGATAAATGTTGGGAAGAAATTAAAAATACAAAAGCAGAAGTTTGTATTGGACACTTTGATATTCAAGGATTTGAAATGCATACTGGTGCACCATCCAAAGATGGAATACCAAAAGATAAGTTTATGAAATTTGATTTACTTATGTCAGGGCATTTTCATCATCGTTCACAAAATGATAATATTACTTATTTGGGTGCTCCATATGAAATGACTTGGTCTGATTATAATGACAAAAAAGGTTTTCATATATTTGATACAGCAACTCGTAAATTAGAATTTATACAAAACCCAAACACTATGTTCTTAAAAGTAGAATATGATGAATCTTATTTTGCTGAGAATCCACCAAATTTTGAAGATTATAGAAACAAGTATATAAAAGTAATTATAACAAATCGTAAAAATTTATTGAAGTTTGATACATTTATAAAAAATTTACATAATCATAATCCATATGATGTGAAAATACTTGAAACGTTTGTTGACTTTTCATCTGCTAACGTATCTGATGAAATTAACGTAGAAGACACTACTAGCATATTAAATGGTTATGTTGATACAATCACAACTAGTATTGAAAAAAATAAACTTAAATTATATTTAAACTCGTTGCATGCTGAAGCAATTGCGAACGAGACTATTGTTAAAGAATGATAATATTTCATAAATTGAAATGGCGTAATTTCCTCTCAACAGGCAATGTTTGGTGCGAAATACAATTGAATAAAACAAGAAGTACAATCGTGGTAGGAAAAAATGGTGATGGTAAATCTACTATGCTTGATGCTCTTACATTTGTTTTATTCGGTGAACCATTTAGACAAGTAAAAAAGAATCAATTAATTAACTCAATTAATGGTAAAAATGCTGAAGTAGAAATTGAATTTTCTTCTGGAACGAATACCTATAAAATAAGAAGAGGAATTAAGCCTAATATATTTGAGTATTATGAAAATGGTGTGTTACAAAATCAATCAGCAGCAATCAGTGATTGTCAAAAGAAAATAGAAGAACAAATACTTAAAATTAATTATAGAACATTCTGTCAAGTTTGTATTTTAGGATCTGCTTCTTATATTCCTTTTATGCAATTACCTACAAATCAACGTAGATTAGTAATTGAAGATATTTTAGATATAGGTATATTCAGTAAAATGAATGATATACTTAAAATAAGAGCAGTTGATACTAAATTAGCATTAGTCGATGTAAATAAAGATATAGAAATAGCTAAATCAAATATACAAGCTCAAAAAACTATACTTGAAAATTTATCAGTATCTAAACAAGAGAATATAATTAAGATAGATGAAAAGATAGAAAAGTATAGAGAAGATATAAAAGAAATACAAAACAAAATAACTATATTAAATAAAAAACTTTTAGAGATTGATAGTTTAACAATTGACTCAGTAGATGTATTTGATCGTGTAGACAAAGCAAGAAAACTAATCGCAATAAATGAAAGTCGTATTGCTGAGATACAAGAAAAAATAATGTTCTTTAATGAGAACGAAAATTGTCCTACTTGCGAATCACCTATACAACATAAACAGCATGCATTAAGTAAATTAGAAAAAGAAAAAGAAGATATAAAATCTAGACTTTCTAAATTATTAGAAGCTTTGACTGCTGGAGAAACTAGATCAAGAGAAATAAGAACATTATTTAATGAAAAAATAGAAATTAATAATGAAATATCTAATTTAAATACTAGTGTAAAATTTACTGAAACTAATATTGAAAACAGTATAGCTGAAAAACGAACACTATCAGACACAACTAGTGATACCAACAAATATAAAGATAAAATTAAAGAACTAGCTGAACTAGCATTAGTTAATGTTGATAAAAAGAATAGTTTAATGCAAACAATAGAAATAGAAAATACTTCTAAATTACTCTTACAAGATTCAGGTGTTAAAACTGCTATTATTCGAAAGTATTTACCTGTAATGAATAAATTGATTAATAAATATTTACAAGCGATGGACTTTTATGTTCATTTTGAATTAGATGAGAACTTCACTGAGACGATACGTTCAAGACATAGAGATGAATTCACCTATGATAGTTTTTCAGAGGGTGAAAAAATGCGTATTGACTTAGCTATATTGTTCACATGGCGACATATAGCAAAAATGAAGAACAGTATTAATACATCTTTATTAGTACTGGATGAAATATTTGACTCATCTTTAGATGCATCAGGTGTAGATTATTTCTTAAACCTAATTTCGCAACTAGATTCTCAAGTCAATGTTTTCGTAATTAGTCATAAGGGTGATACTCTAATTGAAAAATTTATGAGTACAATTAAATTTGAGAAGAAAAACGACTTCTCTACAATCGTAAATGCATAAACTATGAGAAAAAAAAGAAAAGAAAAAGTAGAAATAAACCCTTTCACAAATAAACCAAGCAAAAAACCAATTCGTGAAGGAGTATCAACACAAACAAATGATGTCGACAGAAAAGATGAATCTAAAACTGTTCTTAGAGATAAACAACATCATTTACATTTTAAGTTAAAATTAATTGAAAACTGGATATATGAAAAAAAGCATAGTAAGTTTTTATCTGATTCAGAACCAAATCTAAAAGACTTAGAATTAAAACAACATAATATGAAGCATGAATATGATCGTGTGTCTAAATTATTAAAGGAAAGCAAGTAATGACTGATGTAAAAGAAGTTGTCTGGGATTCAGTGGATGAAAATGGTAATCCTATAAACCCAAGACTAGCTACAGCTGAAGAAGTAGAAGCAAAAAAGAAATCAAAATCACTTCCTATTATAGAAGAATCTTTTGATAAACGTATTTTAAAACCAGAACCAACTGTAGTACAAGTTGAAAAGCTAACAAGTAGTTTAGATGGAAAAGAAATTATAACACCAGTAAGAACTACTGATGGTTTAATTCCATGGAACGATCCACGTTTAAAAACACCACCAAAAGAATGGGACTTTAAAAAACCAGTAGAAGAAGCAGCACAATTAGGATTATTATTGATTAAAGTATCACAAAAATTAAATGGTGCTGGTCTTTCAGCTAATCAAATAGGAATAGATGCAAAAGTGTTTGCAATTACAGTTATTGAAAACTATCAATATGCTGTTTTTAATCCAGAAATATTAGAATCTTCAGAAGAAGTTGAATTAATGGAAGAAGGATGTTTATCTCGTCCAGGATTATGGCTAAAAATATCAAGACCAAAAAAAATTAAAGTTAAATATTTTACATTCAAAGGCGAAGAAGTTCGTACCGAATTAGATGGGTTTCATTCAAGAGTATTTCAGCATGAATATGACCATATGTTAGGAATAGACTTTACTCAGAGAGTAGGTAAATTAAAATTAGATATGGCTTTAAAGAAATTAGATAAACAATTAAGAAAAGCAGCAACTACTCAACAACTAGAATATGAAGCGAAATTAAGACCTAAATTAAGAATTCCTGATTAATTTACTTCCAAGAAATTTTATAGTATAATATATACTTAATCAACTAAAAAGGTACTTTTATTATTATGGACTCAAGATTTGACCACATTAATTCCCTTCAAAAACAAAAACAAGCATTCGAACACCAATTAAGATTACAAAAAGAAAGAGACGCGATGTATGCTGAATTATCTCGTGTTGGTATTATATTTGGTGTTGGTTTTGCAGCAGGATTATTATTTAATGTTATATTCTTTTAAATCACATAACGAATTAAATAAAAATTTGACTGATTATATTTCAACAGTCACTGATAAAAAAGACATTTCTAAAATACCGATCGAATCGATCAATGATTTTTTAAATGGTTTAGAGTCATTTTTAGAAGAATCAGCAAGCAATTAAGGCGAAATTAAGGCGACTTTAATATAAGTCACTGATTTATATACCTTTTTTATTTTCTCCTAATTATATACTTTTAGATCATTTTATAGTAGAATATATGTATATATTATGAATAAAAAAGATTTATTAGCGAAACTACTTTCTACTGAAAATATAACTGTTTTAAGACAGCCTGTTGCGACTGCATCTTTTAACGTTGAAACTAGAGTTCTTACTCTTCCTGTCTGGAAGAACCTTTCCGAAAATATCGAAAATATGTTGATTGCCCATGAAGTAGGGCATGCTCTTTACACTCCATTTAGAAAATCAGAAACAGAAGAATTTAATAATAATAAACTATTACATTCTTGGGCGAATGTTATTGAGGATGTTAGGATTGAAAAGAAAATACAAAACGAATATCCAGGATTGAAAAAAGACTTTGTTTCAGCTTATAAAGAATTAGTTGATAGAAATTTTTTTGGTGTTAAAGGTAGAGATTTAGTGAAAGAACAATTTATTAATAAAGCAAATTTATTTTATAAAGCTGGTTATAATTGTGGTGTTAAATTTACAGCAGAAGAATATGGTTATATAAAAGAAATTGATAATTGCGAAACGTTTGATGATGTTATGAAGTTAGCGAAAAAACTTACTGCTTATTCTGTTGCTAAAAAAGAATTAGAAAAACAAGCTTTAGAAAAACTTGCTGCACTGTACTTACAAAATGGTGATGAGAATGAACAAGGTGAACAACTTAAAGATTCTTTAAAAGGTCTTCTTATGGATGAACTGGACGCAGATGGAAATAAAATAGGTGGTTCTAAATCTAATCCTGAAACAACTGTTCTTGAAACTGATAATACTACTGAAGAAACAATTCAAGATAAGTTTGATAATATGTTATCAAAACATACAAGTAATAATGAATTTGTTATTGTTGACTATAATCCAAAATTTGTAGGATTTGATCCTTATGTACCATATAAAAAATATATGACAGATGTAGATGCTTGGTTAGCAATTAGAAAAACTAAGGAAGATTTAGAATTAGCGAATGCTAAAAAAGCAGGTCACGGAGGATGGGAAACTACTGAAGATAAAATAAGATTAGCGAGCATTGAATTCAATTCATATCTACAAGAAACCAAAAAAGAAGTAAATTACTTGCTTAAAGAATTTGAAATGAGAAAATCAGCAAATCAATATTATAAAACAAAAGAACATAAAACTGGTGTAATTGATATTAGGAAATTAGCATCTTATAAAATTAAAGAAGAAATATTTAAAACTATCCAATCATTACCAAAGGGAAAAAATCATGGAATGGTTATGTTAATGGATTGGTCTGGTAGTATGAGTGGCATATTAAAAGACGTTATTAAACAAGTTTATTTGATGACTAGTTTTTGCAAAATAGCAAATATACCATTTACTGTTCTTGCTTTCACTAATGGTATATCTGACTCTAATCCTGAGAAAGCATTATGTGATGTTGAAAGAACAAAACAATTTGGTGAAAGATATATACCCTATGATGATAAACTATCGCCTGAAGAAAATCAAGCTAGAAAGTCAATTACAAATCAATTAGATGTTGAGATGTTTAGAGTTGTTGAAATTTTATCTAATAAAATGAACAAAGAAGAATATAATAAAATGGGTGCTTTATTATTCTCTGAAGTATATAAAAATGTTTCTAATTATAAATTAGCATCAACACCTTTAAATGAATCTTTATATTATATGATTGATTTCTTACCAAGATTTAAAAAATTAAATAATGTTCAAAAACTTTCTTTTATAGTATTAACAGATGGCGAAGGACATAGCATCCAGCCAAGACGTTTTGAATCTTACAGTTATTCTATAAAAAAACATTTATATCTTAGGAAAGATAATAAAGAATATGAATTTAAAACATATATGCAAACTGGTACTTTAATTAAAATAATAAAAGATCAAGATCCAAATACAACTTGTCTTGCGTTTTCTTTAATAAGAAACAATAGAAGACATATAAGCAATACATTATCTCATTTAAACAGTTATACAAATGATGGTCAGTTTGGAAATGCTGACGAATCTACAGTAATTAAAATAGCAAAAGATTTTAAAGAATTAGGTGCTTCTGCATTAAAACAAGTTAATTCTTATGATGAATATTATTTAATCCCAATAGAAAATATTAAACCTGAAGCTTTAAATATTGTTAATGATTTGACTTCTACAAAAGAAAAAACAGCAAATCAAATAGCAAAATCATTTACTAAGCTTTTAAAACAAAATAGAAATAGTAGATTCTTATTAACTTCTTTTGCAAAGCAGGTAGCATAATGGCTGAAACAATATCATTAAAAGATAAAATTATAGAGTTAAGATCTAAAATACTTATACATTCTTATATGTATTGGTATAAAGATAATCCTCTTGTGTCTGATACTTTATTTGATGCTTGGAAAAAACAATTAGTTGAATATCAAGCTGAACATAAACAAAAATTTCCTAATGAGAGAATAGAATTTTTTGAAACTGCATTTATTAATTGGGATGGCACTAATTCAAAAAGTCTTCCTTTGTTTGATGAGTGGATTACGAATAGAGTTGAAGTGCTTGACAAATATAAAAATGCGACTCCATATTTTAATATTTAAATTTATGATATTACTATCCTTATCTGGTTGTTTTGGTTCTACACTATTTACTTTGGGTGAAATTAAAATAACCACTGGGGATGTAATGACAAAAATAGTTAAAATTATACCAAAAAACGATGAAAATCTAGAAGACTACGAAAATAAAAAACTATAATATGACTAAACCATTGAAATATATATCTTTTTTATTTTCTGGAAGTATATACTTTTTCAACGAATTATGCTATAATATATGTATAAACCAACTAAAAAAGGCAAATATATGATGAATAATGCGAATATAAAAAAGTTTGTAGAATCTCTACATAAATCTTATTCCAATGATGAGAATAAATTTAATTGGAAACAGATTGTTAAAGTTTTTAAAACTACTAAGTTTGACAACAAATCAGAAGTTTATAACTGGGTGAAAGCCCAAAAAACTGGGAGAGGATCTTATATTATTCCTCTTTCAAGTGTTTCTTCTTCAGTGACAAATAATGTTGTTAAAATTGATACTGTAAAATCTGAATCTTCTAATTTAGATGTTAAGTCTTTAGTTCCAATTAGAGATAGTAATTATGTCCCATTCGGAAATTATAAAGACTTAGAAACTATCATAACTTCTAGACAATTTTATCCAACATTTGTGACTGGACCGACTGGTAATGGTAAATCTACTTCGATTGAACAAATTTGTGCAAAACATAAAATTTCTTTAATTAGAGTTAATTTAAACAGCTTAACAGACGAAGATCAATTAATCGGTACTAAAACACTTGTCGATGGTAATATACAAATCGTAGAGGGACCAGTTGTTATAGCAATGAGATTAGGAATCCCATTATTGCTTGATGAGATCGATGCTGGTGGTGCTAATACTCTATTATGTTTACAACCAATTCTAGAGGGTAAGCCATTCTACTTTAAATTAAAGAACGAGATTATCGTTCCAAAAAATGGTTTTAATATATTCGCCACAGCGAATACCAAAGGCAAAGGTTCAGAAGATGGAAGATATATTGGTACGAATGTTTTGAATGAAGCATTTCTAGAGAGATTTGCTGTGACATTCCAACAAGAATATCCAACACCATCGATTGAATTAAAGATTGTTAAAAATCTGATGGACTCTTATAAATGTAAGAATGATAAATTCGCTCAGACTCTAGTTAAGTGGGCTGATGTGATTAGAAAAACAAATGAATCAGGTGGTGTTGATGAAACAATTACTACAAGAAGATTGGTTCATATTGTAAGAGCATATTCAGTATTTAAAGATATTGATAAATCTATACAGTTATGTACAAATAGATTCGATGAAGCAACAAGACTTGCTTTTATTGATTTGTTTGACAAAGTATCAAATAACAGAGAAACTTCGGCTCCGAAACCATCAGAGTCTGAAGTTGCGAGTGCTGTAGTTAATCAACAACAAACAGTGAGTGCTTAATGCTAACTTGGAATTCACTTACTAAATCACAAAAACGTTGGGTAGAAAACGTTTCTAAAATTCTACCCGATTGTGTAAGTAAAGGGTATATTACAGCAACACAATGTTATGACTCTTTTAAACAATTAGAAAAACAAAGAGTTTCAGGTACTCCAAAAATTGGATATCCAAATTGGTTGTTTAAACTTAATAAAATTAAAAGAGGAATATACTTATTTCCAGCAGAGGGAGTGACAGTACAAAAAGCATCTCAATCTTTAAATGGTAAAGCTGAACCAATTGTTATTACTAGTAGAGTATCAGAAGAAGATAAATCATTTTTAAATGATTTAAAAGCTTTTGGTATTGATATAAGAGTTTCTTAATGGGAGTTTTTATTAAATTGTAAAGTGGGAGTCCCATATAAGAAATTATCCTTTTTTCTCCCACTTTACTTACAATAAAATTTATAATATAATATTGATATGATAACATACGATAATGCTTCTAAAGCTCAAAGAAAATGGGTTGATGCAGTAATTACAATTTTCCCAAATCTTGAGAAAACTGGAGTAATTTCAGCAGCAGAATGTTATTCGGCTCATATGAATTTATTAAAAAATCGTAAAGCAGATTCAGATAAAATTGGATATCCAAATTGGTTGTTTAAAACTAATAAAATAAGTCCAGGAGTTTATTTTTTTCCTGCGAAAGGATTAAATCCTGATAATATAGTTAAAACTATTCCAGTGGGAGATTCTAATATAAGAGCAGAAGTATCAAAAACAGAAGAAGATAAGCAATTTTTTAAAGATGTATTAACTAATGTATAAATTTAACGAAGATAAACTATTAAAAGAATTTAAACAATATATTGACCAAACATATAAAGGTCATTATTCTAAAAAGAAATTTCAATCAACAGAGTTCATCGTTGATTGTGGTCATGGTCTAGGATTTACACTAGGCAATGTTTTAAAATATGCTCAAAGGTATGGGCATAAAGATGGACAAAATCGTAAAGATCTTTTAAAGATTTTACACTATGCTCTTCTTGCTTTATATATACACGATCAAGGAGAAAAACTTAATAATGAAAAGGAGTGAGAATGAAACTAAGTAAAGAAACAATTGCGATTATGAAAAACTTCGCAGGAATTAATGCCAATCTAATGTTAAAGAATGGTAATAAAATATCAACAATATCGCCAGCAAAAAGTGTAATGGCTGTAGCACAAATTTCAGAGAATTTGCCAATCAATGGTTCTGGAAATTTTGGCATATACGAATTAAACGATTTTTTATCAGCTTATACATTAATGGAAGATGCAGATTTAACATTTGGTGATAATTTTTGTATGATTTCTAAAGGTCATCAAAAAATTAAATTCTATTCAGCAGCAAGTGAAATGCTACTTGTTCCATCAAAAGAAAGTTTGCCTGTTTCTAATGATGTATCTTTTAATTTAAAAGCAGCAGATTTAGATATGATTTCAAAGTCAGCAGCAATTTTAAAAGTAAGCGATATATCAATCGTATCAAAAGATGGTAAAGTAAGTGTTGAAGTTGCTGATAAAAAAGCACAACAAGCTGCAAAATCAGGACAATCAACAGCTAATGCTTTTAATCTAGATATTGGTACGTCAGATAAAGAGTTTAAAGTAAATATGAAAGTTGAAAATTTACAAAAAATTGTACTTACAGATTATGTAGTGACAGTTGATAGCAAAAAACTATCTAAGTTTTCAGCAACTAAAGGTTCGCTAGTATATTACATCGCAATCGAATCTGATTCTGTAATCGGCAAATAATTTAATGGGAGGAATACTCCCATTATACATCTATATTATATTATGATAAACACATCTGAAAATCAATTTGTTTGGGTTGAGAAGTATCGTCCTCGTACAATCAACGAATGTATCTTACCTAAAAATTTTAAACTTACATTAAAGTCTTTCATTAAAGGAGGACAGATACCACATTTTCTATTTTATGGTACAGCAGGAGTTGGTAAGACTACTGTCGCTCGTGCATTATGTGATGAAATTGGTGCTGAGTATATAATCATAAATGGTTCAGAAGAGGGTCGTATGATTGACACTCTAAGAGTAAAGATTAAAGGATTCGCTTCAACTGTATCTTTGACTGCAGCAAAAAAAGTTATTATCCTAGATGAAGCTGATTATATGACTCCGAATATAATGCAACCAGCTTTAAGAGCATTTATAGAAGAGTTCTCTTCTAATTGTAGATTTATACTTACTTGTAATTTTAAGAATAAAATTATTGATCCGATTAAATCAAGATGTTCTGTAGTTGACTTTAAAATACCAACTGATGAAAGAGCAATTATTGCTGCTGATTTTTTCAATAGAGTTATTGAGATTCTTGATAAAGAAAATATAAAATACGATAAGAAAGTAGTCGCTACTCTTATACAAAAGTTTTTTCCTGATTTTAGAAAAACATTAAACGAACTACAAAGATATTCTGTAGGTGGTACTATCGATACAGGAGTTCTTGTAGGTGTATCAGACGAGTCTTATACAAAACTATTTAAATACTTAAAGAATAAAGAGTGGGATAAAATGCGTGAATGGGTTGATCTTAATTCAGATATTGATACTACAAATTTATTCTCAGAGATATTTGAAAAGTGCCAACCAGCAATTGAAAAGAATTCAATACCAGAGTTGGTTTTAATACTAGCAGATTATCAATACAAGTCAGCTTTCGTAGCAGATGCGAATATTAATAAGATTGCTGCAATGACAGAGATAATGAAAAAATGTCAGTGGAAGTAAAAAAGTATAAAACGAATCCATTTAAGTTCGTCACAGCTATCAATTACAGTAAAGAAAACCTACACGAAACAGAGACTTTCGAAGAAGATTATTTGCCTTATATTATTAATAGATCTCTCTCTATGTTCCCAGATACAGTCCAAATAGCTAATGAAATCAACATTTTGCACTATGTTCCAAAGAAATGGCAATTTCTATTTTACCTAAATATAGTCGCTAAGAAGAAAAGATATTCGAATAAAAAGTGGGCAAAAAAATCTAAAGATTCTAATGAACCCTTTATTATGGAATATTATAACGTTTCTGCTCAAAAAGCAAAAGAGATATTATCCCTTTTAAAACCAGAGCAGATTGAAATTATCAAATCAAAATTTTATAAAGGTGGCACGCAATGAGTGAAATTGAAAATAAACAAGAGTCATTAGAGACTGTAAAAGAAGATTCAAATAAGTCTGTTCCATATGCATGGAGTCCAGACAAAATGTTAGAAGTTTTTCTGATCGAACCAGATAACTTTTTAAAAATTAGAGAAACATTAACACGTATCGGTATCGCAAGTCGTACTGATAAAAAACTATATCAATCTTGTCATATATTACATAAACAAGGAAGATATTTTATCGTTCATTTTAAAGAATTATTTTCTTTAGATGGAAAAGAATCTAATATTACTACAAACGATATTGAAAGAAGAAATACAATAGCTGTATTACTGGCTGATTGGGGATTATTAAAAATTAAAGATCTTGCTCAAATTTCATCCAAAGCTTCTTTAAGTCAAATTAAAGTTTTAGCACATAAAGACAAAGCAGGTTGGGAACTTGTGGCTAAATATAATATTGGAAAAAGAGCAAAATAAATGTTTTATATTTGGCATACTTTATTAGTAGTTGCTTTTATAGTTATGGCATTCTTTATGGGTCTTATTTTAGGTAAGAAAATAGACTCAAAGACACGAAATTTAAGCTTATTGAATAAAAAAAAAGATAATAAATTCAATAACTTGAATAAATAATATTGTATAGGTACTAGTAATTTTAAAAATAATACCTATATAATAGTGTATATTCGATCGTTGTATCGAATATAACACACCTGATTGTTCCAATAGTGGAAAGTCAGTAGTAAATAATAACCTTGCTTTCATAGGAGGATATAATGATAGCACACATAAACCAAGCGATTGACACTCTGTCAAACGCACAAAAGTCTGTTGTTGAAACATTCATCAAAGACTCAAAAGTAGCAGAACCAGTAAATTCAATTATTGATGCTACTCAAACTTTTAGCAAAACATTAGCAAAATCATTCGTAAGCTTAGGCGAAACATTTGTTGCGAACGTTAGCAAAGGAGGAAAGTAATGACTAGACTTCCTACTTTTTTTAATGACGCATTCAAAGACTTCGATAAGTTTTTCGTAGGATTCGATGATCAATTAGCACGATTCCACGATATACACGAGTCATTTGGAAAAATGATACCAAACTATCCACCATACAACTTAAAAAAAGTTGATGATAACAAATATGTTATTGAAGTGGCTGTTGCTGGGTTTGCAAAATCAGATATTGAAATCACATTAGAAGATGACAAATTAATCATCAAAGGTGAATCAAAATCTGACGAAACAAAATCAGATTCAAAAGATATTGAACTATACAAAGGTATAGCAAATCGTGCATTCGAAAGATCGTTTGCATTATCTGATAACATCGAAGTAAAAGATGCTCAGTATCTAAATGGTATGTTAAAAGTTGTTCTAGAAAGAATAATCCCAGAACACAAAAAACCAAAAAAAATAGCAGTAAAATAATAATACTGTTTTAAGAGGATTGGTAGAGTTTAATTATTCTACCAATCCAAATTTATTAAGAGATAAAATAAAATGATTCCTTATAACATTTGTGAAAACAAATGGGTGAGTAATACTAAAAAAGTTGTTAAAAATAATTGGGATAAACTTCCAATCATTTGTCAAATAACAGTCTATATGATGGTTATTTCAATTTTTGTTTTAGGTATGCTCACAGCATTTAAAAGTTTTCTATAAAAATGAGCAATCTCTCAAGAGATTGTATTTTTCGTCTTGAATCTTTGGGCATTCCTTGTTGTTTGCTTAAAGGTTGCAAGTGCGAAGAATCTTTCAATCTTGAAAAAGAAACAAAAACCCCAGATAAATCTATTCCAAAAACACCATCAGAATTACTCCAGGATGAATTAGAGCCGATTCTTTAAACCTTTACACACAAGTATTTTTATAGTATAATATAATCTATGAATCAAAATAATCCACAAGTTAAAATAATCGTATTGTTAAATGGTCAACATATGATTGGTAAAGTAATTAGAGAAGATGAAAAAGAACTTATTGTTGAAGCACCTGCTGTTATATTAACAGGTGAAGATAATAAAGAACCAAAAAGAATGTCATTAGCATTCGCACCATTTCTACCCTTTTCATCTGATAAAACATTTACTTTTAGATCAGATATGATATTAACAACATCAATCCCAGCAGAAGCATTAACTAACGAATATAATCGTATGTTTGGTTCTGGTTTGGATATTATAACAAAACCATCTTTAATAGTATAATTAAAGGTTTTACTTCCAAGAAATTTTATAGTATAATATAGGGAGTAAAGTAAAAAATAAACAATATAGTATAACAAGGAGTAAATATATAATGACTATACTAAGAAAAATATTTGGTTCAAGAACTTCTACAAGAAGAACTATGAAACAAGTATCAAAAAAAGAACAAGTGCTTAACCTTTTATCAAAAGGTAAAAACGTTGCATGGCAGACAATTAGAGACAGATTTGATCTAGAGTCTCCAAGAGCGATGATTGATACATTAAGAGCAGAAGGTCATATGATTTATGGCAATAAAATTGCTGGTAAAACATATTACAGACTTGGCAATCCAACAAGAGCAATTATTGCTGCTGGGATTGAAGCTTTATATGGTACAAAATTCAAATATTCTAATTGGAAAAATCCAGTAAGAAAATCTGAATTATCACCAATTAACTAATTAAAGAATTTACTGAGAGGGCTAAATCCTCGCCAGTAAATAGTGGTGTGCCTTTATCTTCTTCTTCTTAGAGCGAAGAAATTTGTTATGTGCCTTCAAATGTGGCACACCACTCATTAATAAAAAGGTTGCGATATATTCGCGAGAAAGACTAAATGAATTCTAAAATAGGTACAAATTTTTACACTAACGTTTCCACTACAGCCAACGATGTGCTCGTTCGAGCAATCACTGACGTTGGTACTCGAATCCAAGAAAGAATCCCATTTAAACCACACTGTTATATTACCAAAGGAACTGGTAATACACCCTATAAAACACTAGACGGAAAACCTTGTTATAGAGTTAATTTTGACTCTATGAAACATGCGAGAACATTCTTTGATGAATTTAAAACGATTTCTAATTTTGACGTGCATGGAATGCTTTCATTCACTCATCAATATATTAATCAAGCATATCCTGAAGCAAGTTTAGATTTTGATTATTACAAAATAAGAATCTACTCTTTAGATATAGAAACAACAACTGAGAATGGTTTTCCAGATGTAAATAATCCAACCGAATCTATTATACTTCTTTCAGTACAAGACATTCATACTAAAAAAATCATTACATGGGGATTAAAAAAATATACAGGAGAACGTACAGATGTTGAATATCGTGCTTTCCCTGATGAGAATGCTATGCTTGATGACTTCATTAAGTGGTGGCATAAAAATTGTCCAGATATTATTACTGGTTGGAATGTAGGTGCATTTGACACAGTTTATCTTTATAAAAGAATTCAATTATTACTAGGTGATTACACTGCTAAAAAACTAAGTCCATGGTCTTTTATTTCATCTAAAACAGTTTCAGTAAGAAATAAACAAACAACATATATTGATTTTGAAGGAACATCTCTTTTAGATTATATGAGTTTGTATAAAAAATATACTTACACAAACAAAGAATCTTATAAACTTATTGATATAGCACAAGATGAATTAGGTGTGACTAAATTAGATCATAGTGAATATGCTTCATTTAAAGAATTTTACACAAAAAACTGGAATAAGTTTGTTGACTATAACATAAGAGATACTGAATTAATTACTCAACTAGAAGATAAAATGCGTCTTTTAGAATTAATTGTCACTTTTGCATATAAAGCGAAAGTTAATTTTACTGATGTTTATTCTCAAGTAAGAACTTGGGATATGATTATTCATAATCATCTTATACAAAAAAATATTATTATCCCACCTAAAAAGCCAGTGGGAAAAAGTCAACAGTTTGAAGGAGCATATGTAAAAGACCCAATCTTAGGAATGCATAAATGGGTTGTTGGGTTTGACTTAACTTCACTTTACCCACATTTAATTATGCACTATAATATCTCGCCAGAAACAATTCAAAATAAAACTTACAAATCAGGAGTAGATCATTATCTAAACAATCCAGCTGAGTTTCAAGATGATGAAACTGTAGCAGCAAATGGTTCAGTTTATACAAATAAAATTGAGGGGATGCTTCCTAATATTATGAACACTTTTTATGCTGAGAGAGATGTTGCTAAAAAGAAAATGATAGAAGCTGAAAAACAATTTCAAACAACTAAAGACCCTAAGCTTAAAAAAGTTATATCAAAATATAATAATGAACAAATGGCTTACAAGATCGCTTTAAATAGTGCTTATGGTGCGATAGGTAATGAACATTTTAGATATTTCGATATACGTATGGCTGAAGCAATCACACTTGGTGGACAACTTGCTATAAAATGGATTCATAATAAGATGAATGATTATATGAACAAAATTTTAAAAACTGAAAATAAAGATTATATTATTGCTGTTGATACAGATTCAATTTATGTAAATTTTGAAAAAATAGTAGAGAAAGCATTTTTAGATGCACCTGATAGATCAAAAATTGTAGCATTTATAGATAAAATTTGTAAAGATAAAATTATACCATATATTAATACTTGTTATGATGAATTGGCAAAACGTCATAATGCTAAGAATAAAATGATAATGAAACGAGAGAGTATTTCTGATAGAGCAATATGGACTGCTAAAAAAAGATATATTCTTTCAGTATTAGATCAAGAGGGTATTTCTTATAGTACACCTAAATTTAAAATAATGGGTTTAGAAATTGTTAAATCAAGTACACCTATGATTGTAAGGAAAAAACTTAAAGATGCTCTTCCTATTATATTATATGGCAATCAATATGAATTATTTAATTTTATTAACAACTATAAAAAAGAATTTTATAATTTAACACCAGAACAGATTGCATTCCCTAGATCATGTCAAGGAATAAATGAGTATGCAGATCCTGTTAAAATTTATAAACTGTCAACACCAATGCACACTCGTGGTGCTTTAATGCATAATCATTTTGTAAATAAAATGAAACTAACAAAGAAAATAGAACTTATAAGAGAAAGCGATAAAATCAAATTCATTCATCTTAAAACACCAAACCCTTTACAATCTACAAATGTGATTGCTTTTTTAGATACATTACCAACTGAGTTTAAAGTACATCAATATATCGACTATGATACAATGTTTCAAAAAGTATTTTTAGATGCTTTAAAGTTAATTATTACACCATTGGGGTGGAAAACTGAAGAAACGAGTAGTTTAGAGGATTTCTTTTAAATAAGCTATTGATTTTATTAACTTTTTTCTTTGAAAAAAACTTTACTTTTAAGAAAAAATATGGTATAATATAGGTTGTATGAGTAATAAAAATATATTAAAAACTGAAGATATATTAACTGCTATTGATGTTTGTTCAAATATATTAATAGATACATTAAAAGACGTTGAATATCTTGAAGTTAAAAAAGCAGAGGGTGATCTTACTGATAGTGAATATCAAGACTTACATTATGCTCGTGGATATTCTGATGCTATTCGTACAACAATAAAATATCTAGAAACAATAAAATAAACTATGAAATATATTGACACAGATCTACCAATAAAAAAAACTACCTTTAAACCAAATTACAAAAGTCAAAAAACAAAATTCAATAATGGAAATGAAGCATATATTCTTAGTGTAGTCAATTCTGTTGAAGCTGTTAATAAATTATATGGTGAATTTACCTTAGTGACTGGTAGATATTCTGTATATGATACTGTATCTAAGACACACATAGCTGAATTAAAAACTAGAACCTTTGGTTTATACGATGAACATAATGAAAAGAAACTACATCCATTTATATTAAGAGGGTTGATGATTGAAAAGAAAAAATATGACAATCTAATGAGGGTTTCAAAACAATTTAATAAACCAGCTTTGTATATTAATCATTTACAAGGCGATCATTTAATTATTTTTAATTTAAATGAAATTGATCCTACAAAATTAAAATTAACTAATATGAAAGTGAAAGATAAAATAACTCAACAAATTATAATGAAACCGAGTTATCTACTCAACTATACACTTGGATCGTTTTATATTAATCAATTAGAAACACAATATGTTTAAATTTATATTTAAAGTTTTATTAGTATTTTGTGTTGTATTCACAATCCATAGTTTGGCTCGTAAGAATCCAACCTATGATGCAGTAGTTTTGAATTTAATTCCAAACAGCTGTGATCGTGAATGTAAGAAAAAACTATTTGAAGCAGAGATGGAAGAATCTATGCAACAAATGGCTCGTAGTATTATGAGCGAATTACTACATCAAACAAAACAATTAACTAAGGAGAAACAATAATGAACACCAAAAATTTTGGAAGACATTTAGAAAATCCCAAAGTAAATGAAGAATCGTTTGAGAATAGAGAAAAAATGAGCACTCATAGAGAATGGGATTGGCAACCAAAAATTAAAATATCAAAATATACTAATCATAAAACTGATTTAATCGGTGCGATTATATTTGCAATTATATTAGTATTACTTTTAACTTTTATGCCAAAATCTTCATATTCTTCTGAAAAACCAATTAAAGATGAAATTACAGAGTGGTACGAAAACACAACAATTTCTATTGCGAATGAAATAATTTCTTTAGGAAACTTTGTAGTTAATGTTCCTGATAAAATAGGAACTGGATTATCTAATTTCTGGCAAGAAACAAAAACATATCAAATTGAAAGTTGGTCTAAAACAAGAGAAGAAAACCCACAAATATTTGATACTGTAAATAAAATTAAAGAATATTTTGTTCCAACTGTAGAAAGTAAAAAAGAATAAATGCATATGTTGTATAATAAAATATTTATACATAAACTAGGTAAGGTGACTGCAATTAGAAGAAAAGGAAACCATTGCTAATGAAAAAATTTATTTTTTTAACTTTATTTTATTTTGTGCTTAGTCTTTTCCTTGCGAAAATAGTGAACGCACAAGCGATAGTAAGATCTTTCAATTCAGATGCATTTGTCACAGCTTATATTAATGGCAATGCGTATGGGTACGATGCTGATAGAATTAATCGACAATCTGGTCCGAGAAATTCCTGCATTTATGAAAGTCAAGAGAGAACCAAAGATGGTGTAGTTATTGGCAGAGATGAAATAAAGCGATGCCACGAAGAAGTAAAAACTGGTGAAAGTGATTCTTCTTTTATAAAAGATTTGATTACATCACCTCTTGGTGAAACATTGATAGTACTAACATCTTCTCTTTTATTACAAAGAGTTGCTGCTGGTGCATCTACTAGATAGAAAGGAGGAAACGATATGAAAAAAATATTATTAGTTGGTTCGTTAATGTTCTTAGGAGCATGTGCTGGTAATTTGTCTAAATTAGATGGCAAAGCATCAGTTGACGGAAACGAAGATTTAATTAAAGTTGCAGCATTAGTATGTAATGAATTTAAATCTACTGATACAGTATTATATGGCTGTGGTTCTGGTATATCTTCTGATATGGAGTTATCAAAATCAAAAGCAATATTAAATGCTAAAATTTCAGTTGCTGACGTGTTATCAAACAGCTTAACAAAGCAAGAAACAATGGCAACGACTGAAAGTACAAAAGACGGAGTAAATCGTCAGTATCAGTCAACCGAGAAAAACCAAACATTTGAACAATCTTTGACAAAATATAAAGTTGTTTATGATAAACAATTTTTAGATCAAGGAAGATTCAGATCTTTTATAGTGATTGAGTATAAAGTAAAATCTCTATAATCCCATCTTTACTTGCAATTAAAAATGGGGTATAATATATCTATACCCCATAAAAATATTATGAAAACCTTAAAAGAATTAAAAATAGAATTAAAAGAACTTCAAAAAGAACACGAGTTTGAATCAACCAATTTTCTAAAAAACAATTATAATCTTAAAAAAATAGAAGAAGATATAGTTGAATTACAAGACACAATCAATAAAAGGGAGAAATATACAAATGCCTGATTTTTTAAAAGACGTAATAAAAGATATTAATAACGAATATGCTGGTACAGCTGATGGTGATTTAGTAGGAGATTCTACATCATTTGTAGATACTGGATCTTATATATTCAATGCTTTATTATCTGGTAATATCTATGATGGATTGCCAGCAAACAAAATTACTGCATTAGCAGGAGAACCATCAAGTGGAAAAACATTCTTCACATTAGGAATTTGTAAAACATTTCAACAATTAGGAAAACAAGCAGGCATTATATACTTTGAAACAGAGGGTGCTATTACTAAAGACATGCTTGCTGAAAGAGGAATAGATCCTAAAAGATTTGTATTAATACCTGTATCGACTGTACAAGAATTTAGAAATCAAGCTACAAAAATTTGTGACAATGTTGACAAAGTTCCATTAGAAGCAAGACATCCTATTTTGATTGTATTAGATTCTCTTGGCAATCTTTCAACTGAAAAAGAAGTGAAAGATATTATTGAAGGAAATGATACTCGTGATATGACAAGAGCACAATTAATTCGTGGTGCTTTTAGAGTACTTGCTTTAAGATTATCTAAATTACAAATTCCTATGATTGTGACAAATCACACATATGATGTAATTGGTGCTTATGTACCAACAAAAGAAATGGGTGGTGGATCTGGCTTAAAATATGCTGCATCAACAATCGTATATTTAAGTAAATCAAAAGACAAAGACTCTGATAAAAATATAATTGGTAATATCATAAAAGCTACATTACAAAAGTCTAGATTTACAAGAGAATTTTTGAAAGCTGAAATAAAACTTTCATATGAAACAGGTCTTGATAGATATTATGGATTAATTGACGTTGCAGTTGATGCTGGTATATGGAAAGATGAGGGTGGCAGAATTGACGTTGGTGGAACTAAAGTATTTGGTAAAGCCATTAAAGAAAACCCTGAGAAATATTTTACAAAAGAAGTATTAGATAAAATAAATGAATATACTCAAAAAGCATTTAGATATGGTTCTACTATCGAACTATCAGATAAGGTGAGTGAAATACAACCAGAAGACAAAAAAGATGGTGGACGAAAAACAAAATCAAAATCCGAATAAATCGGAAATTCCAGCTACAAGGGAAAATTTATTCCCTTTTATTGATCCCAATTCATATGAATCTAAAGAAGCATATGAAGCAGCAAGGGATGAATATCTTAAATCTAAACCAGTAAGAGTACCACCATATGAAACTTTAGAAACTAAAGGTAAATATGGTTCAAATCATATTAAATTCCAAAATGGAATACTTGAAAATGTAGTTGTTTCATTTGGTAAAGTATCATTTGAAAATCAAACAGATGGTAATATTAAATTATTCTACGAATATGATGCTAATGTAGAAAAATCATTACACCAATTTAATGTAGATATACCAGAAAGCAAACAATTACTTGAGAGACACTTAGGTGATTTTCTTATGGCTTGTATAGAAGAACAAGTAAGAAATAAAACCATTTTATTCAAAGGTGGTAAAGAAGAAATGGAAGCATATACAAAAACTAAAACTGATGAGAATAGAAACAACAATACTTAAAAATTTACTTCACGATGAAGATTATGCTCGTAAAGTTGTACCACATTTACGTGAAGAATATTTTCAAGATAAAATTGAAAGAGCAATTGCTAGTCAAATACTAAAGTTTTTTACTAAATTTAATAAACCAGCTACAGTTGAAGTTATTGATATTGAACTTGGTAATGATAAAACTTTATTTGAAACTGACTATCAACAAGCACAAGCTTATACTAAAGAATTAAAGAATAAAGAAGACATAAATTCTAAATGGTTAGTTGATGCTACTGAGAAATTTTGTAAAGATAAAGCTGTCTATAATTCTATTATGGATAGTATTAAAATTATAGATGGTCGTGATAAAGTAAGAAAACAAGATAGTATTCCTTCTTTATTATCTGATGCACTTGCAGTTTCTTTCGATAAATCAGTCGGTCATGATTATCTCGAAAATGCTGATGATCGTTTTGATTTTTATAAACGCACAGAAGAAAAAATACCATTTGATATAGACTTATTTAATACAATTACACGTGGTGGTGTAAGCAATAAAACTTTAAATGTTGCCTTAGCAGGAACAGGAGTTGGTAAATCTTTATTCTTATGTCATTTTGCGTCAGCAAATTTAATGAACAATCTTAATGTACTCTATATAACTTTAGAGATGTCTGAAGAAAAAATTGCTGAACGTATTGATGCGAACTTATTAAATGTCACTATGGATGAGTTAAAAATCCTAGAGAAAATAGATTTTACTTTACGTGTTGATAGAGTGAAAGAAAAAACTAAAGGAAAACTTGTTATAAAAGAATTTCCTACAGCAACAGCCCACGTTGGTCATTTTAGAGCATTACTTGATGAACTAAAAATGAAAAAAGACTTTAAACCAGATATCATTTACATAGATTATTTAAATTTATGTGTTTCTGCTAGATTAAAATATGGTGGAAATAATAATTCTTATACAATTATTAAAAGTATAGCAGAAGAATTAAGAGGACTAGCAGTACAATATGATTTACCTATAATGACTGCTACTCAAACAACAAGACAAGGATATACTTCTTCTGATTTAGGATTAGAAGATACTTCTGAGTCATTTGGTCTTCCAGCAACAGCTGACTTTATGTTTGCGATTATTGCTACTGAAGATATGATTAAAGAAGGAATAGCAAGTGTGAAACAATTAAAGAATCGTTATAACGATCCTAATTACTATAAAAGATTTGTCGTTGGTGTTGAAAGAAATAAGATGAAAGTCTATAATCTTGAAACAGAACATATGAAAAGACATATGGCACTAGCTGACGCAGGAGATTCTACACCTGTATTTGATAAAGGAAATATAGGTGAAAGAATAAAGGCAGAAACAACATCATCGTTTAAATTCGATGAATAACATAAAGGAAAAAAGATGACAACAAAAGTGATAACCGCAGCAACTAAGATTGATTGTGAACATTTGCTTGCGACTTTTGTAGATCATTCACACTATGACACTTTGGTGGAATATGATTGTGATTTCTATGCTCCATCTGTTGATGGGATAAACAGCGAGAAAAACATTCTGTTTAAATTTAGAAAAAATTGGTTTACGAAAGAGCAACAAGACTTAGCATATAAAGGTCTTAGAGAAGCAGCAGTCGAAACACAAAATCGTGGCATAGCAGCAGGACCAAAAGGTTCAAAACTTGGTGGTCGTGACTGGGTGACGGAATATCAAGAAGAAATGCTTGAAGCATTATCTAAGTATGAAACTACACTTGATGGTTCTAATCCTATAACAACAATCACAGAAAAATATAAAAACAAAGATAAAACAGCAGCAGGATCTAGAGGATCTGTATGGCTTAAGAATAAAGTCACTGATGAAGGATTTATCTTTGAAGAGTGGTTAAATGAAATAAAATCATTACCTCGTGATGAGATAGTTAAAGAAGCAATACGAGTGAAAACTAAATTGACTTCAACAACTTCATACGCACAAGCAGTGTGGTCTGGTATTGCTGGATATTTTGATAGATATCCTCGTATTCCTTATGGAAGAGCAACATCTTTCACTGAAAAGAATCCTGAGAAATTTGCTATGGGATTCCCATTCTTACAAAAACTTTCAGATGGTTTTAAACAATTACTGCCTGAACGTTATGCGAAACAAAAAGAAGCATGTGATAAAATGGATCCAAAGTTTATTATTCCAGGAACTGTATTTACTACAGCGACTGTAAATAAAACTTTTAGAACAGCAGCACATAGAGATGCTGGTGATTTAAATGAAGGATTCAGTAATCTTACAGTAGTATCAAACAATGGTAAGTACAAAGGAGGTTATCTAGTACTGCCAGAATACAGAGTTGCTGTAAATATACGTCCAGGAGATTTATTATTAATTAATAATCACGAGGGTATTCATGGAAATACTGAAATGATTGTTGAAGATCCTGAAGCAGAACGTATTTCTTTCGTATGTTATTTCAGAGAAAAGATGCTAGAACTTGGCTCTTGGAATTATGAATTAACAAGAAAAAATTACGTCGAGGACAGACGTAGAAATAAAAACCACCCATTACAAAGAGAACTTTGGAATGGAGTTTCAGAAAATATGTGGAAAGATCAAGAATGGTATGATTATCTAACATCTAAATTAGGTAAAGAAACATTATACAAATACCATCCTGAAGCAAATAAATCTTCACTTGAAGCATTTTTTTAACCATGTCTCTCCATGAATTTTTAGGAGAGGAACGAGCACTAGATTGGTATTATACTGCTAATTCTTCAAACAAGGGATTAAAACTTGGTTATCGGAGAGTATCTGGTAAAATAGGATTAACAAATAAAGAATCTGGTGTTCGTGGTGCATGGGTAGAGAAAAGAATTGCACTCTTTAAGAACTTATTTGCATCTGGTTATTCAATAATTCCTTTTTCAACACCAACAGAAGCAACAGCAGCAGATGGATTTACATCTGTCGATGAATACACAAATTGTGATATTCTTTTATTAGAATTTGGTGGAACAAATCTACAATTTTATAAAAAAGATTGGGATAAAACAGTTGAACTAATTAAATCACATTCTGGAAAAATAATATTCATTAATGACGATCCTGACTTACCATTTCTTTGGGAATTACTACCAAATGAAAAATGGGATAGATGGATAGTTGCAGCAAATGCGACTAATTCTGCAGAAGTATCAACAATTCTTAAATGCCCAATGGGTGTAAGAGTTGTAGATTTACCAATGGCAAATGGAATGACGTTTGAATCTTTCTCAAATGGTAATATAGATAAAACTGTCTACATTGGAAGACCGAATGGAAGAACAAAATATTTTAAAGAATTTTTAAAGTCACCAAATCTTGAGATATCAGGAAAGCCAAAAGAGTGGACTGATTTTGATGTAAATGTTATTGAAAACCCACAACAAAAAGATCGAAGAAAATTTTATAGAAACTATAAAGGTTGTTTAACTGTTTATGACAGTAAACATAAAATATCTGGATGGAGAACTGGTCGTGCTTTCCATGCACTTTATGCTGGTATTCCAGTTTGCGCACCATCAGGAAATAATGGTTTAAACTGGACATATCCTGTAGAGACTGCAGAAGATTTAACTAAATTTACATCTTTATCAGATGAAAAACGTAAATTAATTTGGGAAAAACAAAAATCAATTATCCAAAACGAAACAAATATAGATTTAATTTTATTATGATAGTATCTTATGATATGGATGGTGTTCTTGCACTTAACCCACCACCAAATACAAAAAAATGGGGGCATATGAATGGGGTTGAAAGAAGAGCAAGAAAAGAATTTCTATATGATTGGTATAATTCTGCTGAACCATTATATAAACCGACTGAAGATAAATTTCATGTAATTTCAGCAAGGAAAAAAGACCAACGTACATGGGAAATAACGATGAATTGGTTAAATAAATACTTTCCTGGAAGAGTAATTTCATTATCTTTATTAAATGTGCCAAGAACTGTAAATAATGTAGTAAAGTTTAAGAATGATGCAATCAATTCAATTGGTGCAGTTGAACATACTGAAGATAATAAAAAAGTATTAAGAGGTATTTCAAAAATTAATAAAAATATTAAGTTATATTTTTGGGAAAAAGATATGGTAAATAAGGAAGTATTTAATGGCTAAAAATTATTTTCATTTAAAACTTCCTTTCAAAGACCCTTTAAACGAAGATGGCATGAAGTGGTTTTTTGATTTACCACCTTGTTTTATACAAGTACCAAAAAAATATTTTAATGAAGAAGCTGTTAAATTTTTTGAATCTAAAAAATTATTATATTGGGATGCTGAAGTTTTTTCATTTCCTGCAAACTATACAATGGAAATACACGTTGATGCTGTTGAGTTTACAGAAAAATGTAAATTAAATTGGGCTTATAGTAAGGGAGAACATCATAATCTTTGGTTTAAACCAAAACCATCTTGGATACCAAGAGCGACTGACGGAGAACAAGATGATGGACGTTATGATGATTATAGCTACACTTTCGAAGAAAATGAAGTTGAAGAAGTGGAAAGAACTACTGTAAGAACACCAACTTGTATAGTTAGTGGTCAGCCACATAGTGTACGAACATATAGTGAACCAAGAAAAGCAATTTCTGTCACTTTATATCCACATGGAACTAATCCACCAGCTTTACCAAAAGATTGGGGAATACCAATATCAAATATGAGAGAGGTTTTAAATGATTACATCGTTGATTAGAGCAATCCTTTGGGGATTTGTTAATATTTTATTCTGGATAGTTATAGCGATATTATTT